TAAACTCCAAGTAGAAGAGGCTATTGCAAGGATGGAGGCGGAGAAGTTAGTGAGGGCGGAGCAGAGAGCAGCAACAGAGAAAGCGACTTTGCAACGGATAGAAGAATATAATACGCGTAGAAAGGAGATAGAGGATGCTACTCTTCTAGCAATGCTCCAATATGAACAAGCTATGGCCATTCGGGCCGAACAAGCATTGAATGATGAAGTCCTCTCAAATATGCCTTCAACAGATCCAAGACGGCCACTATACGACAATAGTATGGATGTACCTACTCTACCTAGCGCAGCGGTACAAAGTGATGTTCCTACACTGCCTGGCCCCGATGCACAATATCGTGCAGGACCAGTTCAAACTCGTATAGGGGCTGAAGTAGAAGCGCAAAAGGCGGCAGCATGGAGAGAGTCCATGACAAGGCTGATAAATGCGAATCTGGGAACAAATGTTATTCCAGCAGATCAGATAGCACCGACCACACCTATTGACACGTCTTGGCTTCCGACACCGTCTGAAGATCGAAGTACCGAGCCAGGCGCTATCGATTTAGGGGCTTTTACTACAGCTATGCAAACTTTGGCAACAAATACTGATGTATTAACACAGGCTAAGACCCCTAATTCCTTTTTTGTTCACGACGTTCCCGTAGAAACTGCGATTCAAGCATTGGCAGCCCAACTTAGTAAAGGAGGAGGAGGAGGAAAAGAGCCTGACCCCGAGGTGCCGGGGCCTCCTGTGGGAGATGAAGGAGCGGGGCCCTTAACGAAACCCGAAGGCTTTTTTAGTAAGTTAACTGGCTTCTTTAGTGCTGACGCTCCATGGATGGATAAGCTAGGTGACTTTTTCAGCGGAGATAGTGAATTTCTTTCTGGTTTAAGCGGTCTATTCGGTGGATTAGGCGATATCATGGGCAAGCTTTTTGGAAGTGAGGAAGGTTGGTCAGGTGCTATTACGGGTGTTATGGGATTGTTTGGACTTGCTCAAGGAGGTATCGCACCTGGAGGCTTCCGTAAATTCGCTCGAGGAGGAATAGCCACTAGTCCAACACTTGGTTTAATAGGAGAAGGTAGACATAACGAAGCAGTTGTACCTCTACCCAATGGTAAAGCTATTCCTGTAGATATGAGAAGTAACGCACAAACTAACAATGTAACTGTAAATGTATCATCTGACGGACAAACCACAACTGAAGGACAAGATAACGAAGGGCTTGGAAAGGCTATTGCTAAAGCCGTTCAGGAAGAATTACAAAACCAGAAACGAGCTGGTGGAATTCTCAATAGATATGGGACTGCATAATGGCACTAGGATTTGAAATTGTTGTGGATAGTGGTACTTATTACCGCCCAGATAAATCTTTAAAAAGATCCTCTAAGCCTAAAATTCATTTGGCTACTTTTGGTGATGGATATGAGCAACGATTAGCAGATGGTATTAATTCCGTAAAAGAAACATATAGTGTATCTTTTGCTACAAGACCAAAAGCAGATATAGATGATATTGTAGCATTTTTTGAATCTAAACAGGGAGTTACAGCATTTGACTTTACCATTCCTGATAGTAATGGTAGTGAGGCGGGTGGCACAGAAACCACAATTAAAGTAGTATGTGATGATTTTGATATTAGTTACGATTACGGAGACTTTTATAGTGCCTCCGCAAAATTTAGAAGAGTTTATGAAGCATGACAGATTTAATAGAGGCAGTACAGAAACAAGATCCAGGCAGCGCTCTGGTAGAACTTATTGAGCTAGAGCTTTCTAGTTCTGCTGTTTTATATTTTCATTCGGGAATTGATGATGATCTAACCCCCGTACAATTTAGAGATAAGCGTCCAATTTCCAATGTTTATACTGCGAGATCTTATATTGCTATTCCTGTAGAAATAAAAGGAATTGAAAAAAATACAGATGGAGCCTCTTCTCGCCCCACTTTAACTATGGCAAATATACTAGCAACCTTTAGGGGGGCTTTAGGTACTTTAACTAATAAAGATTTGATCGGAAAAAGAATACTTAGACGACAAACCCTAAAAAAATATTTAGTAGGTGAAAGTGATGACTCAGGAGCTTCAAGTCCTCCTATTGAGTTTCCTTCAGAAAAATTTCTAATTGATAGAGTTGCGGGCGAAAATAAAGTAGCTATAACTTTTGAGTTAGCTTCAGTTATGGATTTAGAGGGAGTAAAACTACCTGGAAGAATTGTTGTAGGAAAATATTGTACTTGGGAATATCAAGGAGTACAGAATAATAGAGGCGGGTGCACTTGGAGAGAGAACAGCCAAATATCGTTAGGCACTACTAGTCATAAAGCTTATTTCACTATAGATGATGAACCTATACTACTTAGTACAGAAACTTTTACGACTTGGAGTGCGGGAACAACAAATGCAAATACTTTAGTAACTAAAACAGAGGCTATTAATGGTCAGAATTATACAATTAGGTGGAGAGCTAATGTCGATACTACTTCTGAGCCAGAAAGAGCTGTAAAAAATGAAGATTGGACTAGAGTAAGAATTTATGAAGATTATGATAATACAGAGGACTATGTTTATAATAGTGATGATTATCAATATGTAGAATCTGGCAATACAATTTGGAGATTAGCTAAAACTAGTACAGGTAATGCCCCCTCTGTGGATTCAATATATTGGGTAAGAGGAGATGTGTGCGGAAAAATACTAGATTCTTGTAAATGTAGGTTTCAATGGCAACCTAAGTCTGGGTCAACAACAGTTCCATCGTTTGAAAAAGACACATCGATACCGATGCCTTTTGGAGCATTTCCAGGGAGCGAAAAGTATCGATGATCAGTACTACACTTCTTTCTTCTATGTTTGAGCATTTTGGAAGATGCGCTCCTAGAGAGGGCTGCGGTGTTTTAGCAGTAAAACGAGGGAAATTAAAATGGATTCCGTGCACTAATGTAGCTACAGAAGAAGAAGATTTTGCACTAGATCCAGATGAATATTTAAAAATATATTATACTCATGAAATTGTAGGAATAGTACATAATCATGTTCACTCTTCCTGTGAACCTAGTGAGAATGATATAAAATATTGTAATACTACAGGAATACCGTATTATATTTTTAGCTATCCTAGTATGGATTGTTATAAATTGGAGCCGAAAAATTATGAACCGTAAAGTATATTTAGTTGGAGAAATAGAAAAGAGATTTGGCTCTGAGTTTTCTATGAACGTCAATTCTTATAGGGATATAATTAGATGTATTGACTGTAATCGTCCCGGATTTAGGGAATATCTATTTGACTGCCATGAAAAGGGAATAGGTTTTACAATTAATTTTGCAGGTAAAGATATTGAAAAAGAAGATTTAGTTGTTCCTATAAAAGAAGGAGATGTTACTATTACTGCAATTCCTGCGGGCTCAGAAATGAGTGATATGATGAAGGTAGTAGCCGCAGTAATATTGATATGGACTGGCAACTGGATGGCAGGATCGAAACTAGCGGCCGTAGAACTGGCTGGCACATTGATGATAGGTGTAGGAATAAATTTAGGTATGCAAGGTATACAAGGCATGCTGGCACCTGACCCTGCAACTGAGGCAGAAGAAGACGAAGGATATTTATATACAGGAGATACAAATATAATAGTAGAAGGGGATCCTGTTCCTTTATTATACGGAGAACTCAGAATTCCAGGACAGCCTATTTCTGTAGCGGTGAATAATTCTGCTACAGGGGGAGGTCTCTCTCCTACAGAGTCACATGCAACAGTTCATGCAGTTGTAGGAAATTATCAAAATACTACTATTACTCAAATATTTGACCCCCAATCCCAAGATATATTGATGGGAGAAGGTTTGGGCGGAGATTATTGGAATCCAACGTGGCCCTAGGATAAATTTTTATGTCACACCCTGATGAAATAATAGAAAATATCACTAGTTCGACTGGCTCGGGCAGTAGTGTTATTAATAAGAATCAATATCTTTCCGTTATAGATGTTTTATCGGAGGGACCTATTGAAGGGCTGCCTAGTGGAGCAGCTTCAATATATTTAGATAGCAATGTTGCATCTGATCAAGAGTATGCAGCACAAACACTCTCTAACGGGCCCGGCGTTTTTACTTTTGATGGCACCACTACAGTAACTACCTCATTAGTTGATATTCCTAATTTTGGGGGTCCGGTGTCGATGTATGGATATAAATATTTAAGAGTATTAAATTTTTATACTAAAACAGGTACAAATGCTGTTAGAGCAAATACTACTACAACTCCTTCGATAACAATTACAACTTCTAGTGCATTTTTTACGAATATAATGAAACAAGATCTTGCTAATTCTCCTAATAATCAACCTATGGTTCGATTAGAAATAGAGGGACTAACTTTTTTTAATGGGTATATAACAAATATTGCTTCTACTACAGTGGCTACTGCAGTTCCTGTGGGTGGTGTTATACCAAATAAATTTGTAGATAAAACTTCTGGAGAGTATTCTGTAATTATTGATGGATCTTTTAAAGTTTCTACTATTATTAGTAATGTTATAACTTTACTTTCTTCTACAGGTGTTCCCACAGGTGATTTTTCTTGCGACCTTTCTCATACGGAACACTTTGGTAGTTTTGCAAATAACAATATAATTTCAGATACTTCTAAATATAAAGGGTTTTCATATCAATTTAGGAACGGTACTTTATATCAACCCCCTATAAACGATATATATGGGGGTTCTGGAGCTACTTCTATTACTCAAAACCATAATGAAGCATTGGAATATGCAGTCGAGGGCGCCCCTAGTACTTGGCCAGATGCATCAGGAGGAACTCCTGTATATTTAACTTCATCGTCTATGGATCTTAGTGTTTCTACTGCTCGTCAGGTGGATGAAGTTAGGCTTATATTTAGTTATCCTGCTTTTATACAACAAAGCAATACTTCACAAGAGAAGTATCATGGGATTCAAGCGTATAAAATTGAAATAGCTATTGATAAGGGAGAGGGGTATGATAACCCTGTACAGTATCAAAACTATAAAGTAGATGGCGAATTTTATTATCATAGAGGATTTCAAAGTAATTCTTTTTATATTCAAGAGACTTTAGATCTTGAAAGATTTAAACCTTTTAAAGATTTTCAATTAAAAATTACTAAAGCTACTCGTGATGATGTTGGAATAAATGAAGATAGAACTTATGATGGCGAAGGTGATAATACTGTTAGTATGACTTCGGTATTATCATCTACAGTATGTATATTAAAAGAAAGATTTACTTACCCTTGGACAGCTTATGCTAATGTAAGAGTTGATGCAGAAAGTTTTAATAGTGTACCTAAAAGATCATATCAATGTAGGGGTAGACTAGTTTTAATACCTAGTAATTATGTTACTAGAGAGGAAAGTGATAACGGAGTTGCTAATTATAGAAGAAATCCTTCTAGTGGAGTTGTTCATGCCACGCAGGAACAAGATTGGGACGGTAATTTTAGAGCTAATATTGTTTATACAAATAATCCAGCGTGGGTATTTTTTGATATACTTAATAATAGTAGATATGGATTAGGGAGTTGGTTAAAATATTCAGATATTGATGTATTTTCTTTATATAGAATTGCAAAATATTGTGATGAACTAGTACCAGATGGAAAAGGGGGTAAAGAGCCTCGTTTTGTAGCTAATATTTATTTAACAAAAGCAACTGAAGCATATAAAGTTTTAAAAGATATGGCAACTACTTTTCGATCCATTTTGTATTGGTCTGAGGGTAATATTGTCCCTGTAGTAGACCAAGCAAAAGAGCCAGTTTATAACTTCACAAAAGGTAATGTAATAGAAGGAAAATTTCAATATGAAGGTACAGGGTCAAAATTAAGGTCTAATCGAGTTGTAGTTACTTGGAATAATCCAGATAATAATTACACTGCAGAAGCCCTTCTAGTAGAAGATAAACAAAATATTGTAGAAACAGGAAAAATAATTTCAGAAGAAGCAGTTGCATTTGGAGCCACTTCTATAGGTCAAGCTACACGTTATGGGCGTTGGAAACTATGGACTGCAATTAATCAATCAGAAGTCGTAAGTTTTAAGACTGCAATAAATGCTTCTTTTTTAAATCCAGGTGATATAGTTAATGTTCAAGACGGAGATAGATATGACGTAGCATATAGTGGAAGAGTATCTAATACAGGAACTTCTTCAACTACTTCAACACCTTTAGACAGAACTATTACTCTTAATTCAGGCAGTTCTTATGAGTTAAGTGTTATGATAGTAGCCCCTGTTGCTTTTCTAGCTCAAGATGGTGACAGTGAGTCTCCTAACACGGGAAAGAAAACTAGAATTGTAATAAACGCAGGCTCATTTAGAATTGGCAAATCTTATACTATAGTAACTGCGGGGGACACAGATTTCACTAGTATTGGAGCAGCTGATAGTAATGTGGATACAACTTTTACTGCAACTGGGGTAGGCACAGGCACAGGCACAGCGTATCATGACTTTGAAAAAGGCGACATAATTCCAGGATATACTACTGAGTTAGCGGCTTCTAATATTCAAGATATTAATCATAATATAGTAGAAATTAATTGGGCTCCCTATACTCATGTCGAAACTCAAGCGGTTAGTTCTACTGGATCTACATCGGTTTTAGTATCTACTGCTTTTACTGTTGCAGCTGAAGCGGAAAGTATTTGGGTTTTACGCGAAATCGTTGGAAGTACTGGAGTTATAGCCGATGCATCTAAGAAAGCCTATAAAATATTAAGTATTAAAGAAGGGGGTAAAAATTCTTTTGATATACAAGCAGTAGAACATTATAATCAAAAATTTACTGATATTGACATAGACTTCGGCCAACCTTATGTGGATACTATGTTATTACCAGGAGATTTTGTGCCCGCACCTACAAATATATCTATAACAACGAGCGAATAATGGCAAACAATAGAGAAAATGTATCAATTTTTTGGGACAGCCCTGTAAATGCAGACGGGACTCTTTACTCACATATAAAAGGATATGAGTTACATCATAATATCCCCGGGTATCCCAGTCCCTTAATGGTTCCTTCTAGTGTTACTAGTGGGGGACCCGTTCCTTTGCCGCCTGGAAAGTATCATATTGCTGTTTCGACTGTAAATACTGAGGGACTTAAATCTGCAAAGGTTATGACCAAGTTTCAAGTAGCAAATCCTCTTATAAATCCTAATGCAAAAAGAGGTTATGGTATTCCATTGGGAGGAATTATTAGTTCCGCTACTACCCTAAGTTCGGGGGGAGTTTTTAATGTAACAAATACATCTGGTTGGGCTTTTGCAAGTGAGGGGGCCCCTCAAGTTTTTACTTCTTATGCAACTGGACAAACAGATAGGTTTGAACAAGATTGTAGTGACATAGGATCATTAACTTTTTCATCTATGTCTGAAAATGAACAAGTGATTAAATCTCATTATTTATTTTATGATTATAGTGACGCTAATGATCCTTGGAAATTACTTAAATGGCGAGACACTGTATATGCTACTAATAATATAAATATTGGATATTTTTGGGACACTGGAACAGGAGATGATGGTACCGATACATGGACAGAGCATGTTGCTAGAGCGTTTACATCTAAAACTGGAACCGTAACATTAGCAGCAGGGTCTAATGAAGTAGTAGGTAGTGGAACATCTTTTAGTTCCGAATATGAAATAGGTGATATAATACTTTTTTATGGAGACACACAGGCAGGTGTAGTAACCTATGTAGATACAGATGAGTCTTTAACTATTGATAGAACTTTTACTACTGCTATTTCTGGTTCAATTAAAAGACAAGGAACTAGAATAGATAAAAACTATGATGCAGGTGTATATTCTATAAGAAATAACGGTGGTACTTTTGAAAAACTAGCTATTAACTTAACAGTAGATACAGA